GCGAAGAGATCGAGCGCAACATCGCCGAGCTGAACGAAGCGCACGAGCAGCAGACGGCTGCGCCGGATACGCCGGCAGCGCCCGCGGCCGCAGCGCCCGGGACGGACGCGTCCACCCCCGAATCGAAGGAAGCACCGGCTGGCGCCGCCGCCGCGAAACCGGCAACCGAAGCAAAGGTTGACCCGGCGGCCGGCGCCCCCGCGGCCGCGCCGCAATCGTGGAATGCATCCGAAAAAGCCCTCTGGGAGAAGGTGCCCGCCGACGTGCAGGCAGTCATCTCGCGACGCGAAGGCGAAGTGCATCGCGCGATCACGATGATGGGGCAGGACGCGTCGCTCGGCCGCAAGATCAACGAGGCCGCGAGCCCGTATATGCCGATGATCCGCGCGGAAGGCGCGGATGCCGTAACTGCGTTCCAGAACCTGTTGCAGACGGCGTACGTCCTGCGCACCGCCCAACCCAATCAGAAGGCCGCACTGTTCAGCGAACTCGCTCAACGGTACGGCGTCGATCTCACCGCTCTTGCTGCGAGCGGTGCCCCGAAAGTCGATCCGGCAGTCGCTGCGCTCCAGACGGAAGTCCAGCAGATGCGTGCCGATCGTGAGCGGGCAAGTCAGCAGCAACATCAGCAATTCGTGGACGCAGCACAGGCCCAGATCGATGCCTTCAGGTCGGATCCCGCGAACGAGTTCTACGAGCAGGCACGTCCGCTCATGCAGACGCTGCTCGCGAACGGTCAGGCGCAGGATCTGAAACAGGCATACGACATGGCCTGTCATGCGATTCCCGATGTTCGTTCCACAATTCAGGCCCGCGTCACCGCGGATGCTGAAGCGAAGCGAGCAGCCGAGGCGAAAGCCAGAGCTGATGCAAAGCGCCGTGCAGGCTCGTCTATCAACGGCTCGTCGGGCAGCGTCAGCCCGGCGAACACCGCACGTAGCGACCTGTCCCTGCGCGATGAAATCAAGGCAAACCTCCGGGCTGCCCTGAACTCGTAACCCCTTCGCATAGGAGCGAAACATCATGGCTCTCGTCAATCCGTCGACCACACTGACGGAAATCGTGACGACGACGCTGCGCAACCGCACCGGCAAGCTCGCCGACAACGTCACGAAGAACAATGCGCTGCTCATGCGGCTGCGCAAGCGTGGCAACGTCAAGACCGTCAGCGGTGGTCGCACGATCGTCCAGGAACTCGAATACGCGGAAAACGGCACGTTCAAGCGCTACAGCGGATACGAAGCGCTCAACATCTCGCCGTCGGACGTGTTCACCGGCGCGGAATTCAACTACGCGCAGGCGGCCGTCGCCGTGTCGATTTCGGGCCTCGAACAGTTGCAGAACAGCGGCGAGGACGCGATCATCGATCTGCTCGAGTCGCGGATCAAGAATGCGGAAAAGACGCTGGTCAACAATATCGCGCTCGATTGCTATTCCGACGGTACTGCGGACGGCGGCCGGCAGATTGGCGGCCTTGCGCTGCTGGTCTCGGGAACGCCGACGACCGGCGTGGTCGGCGGGATCGACGCGTCGACGACCGTCGGTTCGTTCTGGCGGAACACCGCGTTTTCGGCTGTGACGAACGGGGGCGCCGCGGCGACTTCCGCCAACATCCAGTCGTACATGAACCGCGTGTACGTGCAGCAGGTGCGTGGCACCGACCGGCCGGACCTTATCATCGCCGACAACAACTACTTCCGGCTGTATCTGGAATCGTTGCAGGCGATCCAGCGCATCACGTCGAACGAAATGGGCGAGGCGGGCTTCGACTCGCTGAAATACATGAACTCCGACGTGGTGCTCGACGGCGGTTACGGCGGGGGTGCCCCGCTGAACACGATGTTCTTCCTGAACACGGATTACATCTACTTCCGCCCGCACACGGATCGCAACTTCGCGCCGATCGGTGACGATCGGTATGCCGTCAACCAGGACGCGATGGTCAAGCTCGTCGGCTTCGCCGGCAACATGACCGTGTCGAATCGTCGTCTGCAAGCCGTGCTCGGCGCATAAGGGAGCGGACATGTCTTTCATCGCATTCGATCCGATCCTCGGCGAAGTGAAACTCACGGACGTCGACGCGATCGGTCCGGGCCCGCTGAATCTCGTGAACGGTACCGGCGCGAGCCGCATGTCGTTCTCCGGCGAGATCCTGCGGGGCTACGACGTGGCGCTCGGCGGCGGCGAGTTCATTTACGCGCAGGCCGCCGGCACGCTGAGCGCCGGTGCTGTCGTGCAGTTCACGGAGTCGCTCGTCAGCGGCGCAATCGTCGATTCGGCAACCGCGTGGGCGGGCACCGCGAATAGCGGCGACGTCCTCGCCGTGGCCGTGTCCGCCATGACGGCCGGGCAGTGGGGCTGGTTCCAGATCGGCGGCCACGCCATCGCCAATGTGTCCGGTGCTCCGGTCGCGGGCGACCCTGTGTACTGGCAGGCGGCCGGCGTCGTCAGCCCGACGGCGGTGGCGGGCAAACAGGTCGAGGGCGCGAAGTTCTCGACCGCGCCCGGCGTCACGCTCGGCACGGGCAGCAACGCCATCACGCTCTCCGGTACGCAGGCGGTTCTGCTGCTCAATCGCCCCAGCGCCCAGGGCTCCATTACGTAGTCTCCTCGTGCCGTAACGTTCACCGGCCCTTCGGGGCCGGTTCTTTTCCTCCGGAGCATCAACCATGGATCTCGCCACCCCCCGTATCGACCCGCGCACCCTCAACGTCTCGCACGGCGACGACAGCGGCCTTTTCGTCGAATTCTTCATGGAATCGGTGCATCTGGAAGCGAAATCGGAAGAAGAAGGGCGACCGATCTACGAAGACCGGCCCTACATCAAGATCATGTTTCCGGGCGATCGCACCAAACAGATCGTGCGCCCGGTGAAGATGGAAAGCGACACGTCGCCATCCGATCCGCTGCGATTTCCCCGGCAGTGGGAGGCGTTCAGGGCGCAGAAGGAACAGGTACAGGAAGGCACGCCGCTCGAACAATGGGCGCCAATCAGCAAGTCGCAGGCGCTCGAACTGAAAGGCGTGCACATTCATACCGTCGAGCAGCTCGCGGCACTCGCCGATAACGCGCTCACGTGGCTCGGCGCGCGCGAATTGCGCGACAAGGCCGCGGCGTGGCTGAAACAGGCAAACGGCGGCAAGGAAGTCGTGCGCCTGACGAAGGAAAACGCGTTGCTGCGCGAAGAGCTCGACGCCGTGAAAGCGCAGATGAAGGATCTCGCCGAGACGGTCTCCCAGAAACAGAAGGCCGCAGCGTGACCACGCCGCTCCTTTCGACAGGGCAGAAGACCCTCCTGCAAATCATTCAGGAGGTGTGCGGCGATCTCGGCCTGAACCAGCCGTCAGCGATCATCGGAAATTCCGACAACCAGATTCGCCAGTTGCTCGTACACGCGAACCGGATCGGTGAGGATCTGATGGATCGCGATCTGGGGCCCGACGGATGGCCGGTGCTGCGAAAGGAGTGGACGTTCAATCTGGTCGGATTCGAAGGCTTCACCGGCAACACGAGCGCCGGCGCGCCCCAGATCACGGGAATGAACACGACGGCGAATATCGCCGTCGGCATGGTGTGCAACGGCAACACGGTTCCGTGGGGCGCGCATGTTCTCTCGATCGACAGTCCCACGCAGGTGACGCTCGATCTACCTGCACAGGATACGAGCACCGACGTCGATATGTCGTTCGGCAACGAGTCATACGCGATCCCGGCCGACGTGCATCATTTCATCCCGCAGACCGGATGGGATCGCTCTTTTCGCTGGCAGAACGTCGGCCCCCTGTCACCGCAGGAGTGGCAGGTGTTGAAGTCGGGCATCAGCCCCACCGGGCCACGCATCCGTTTTCGCATCATGGACGGAAAACTGTGGGTGAACCCGGTGCCGGCCTCGCAGGATCTGATGGCGTGGGAGTACTACTCGACGGGCTGGTGCCAGTCGGGATCGGGCACGCCGCAGACGCAATGGCTTGCCGATACCGACACGCCGGTATTGCAGGATCGTCTTTTCATTCTCGGCATTCAGGCGCGGTTCCTCCAGAAGAAGGGGCTCGACTCGACGAACGAGGCAGCTGAATACGAAAACTCGGTAGCGGTGGCGGCCGGCCGGGCCGGGCTGTCGCGTTCGCTGCCGCTCAATGCGCGCGCACAGACGCCGCACCTGCTGGGTCCCGCAAATACTCCGGACACGGGGTACGGGGCATGACATGCTGAAGAAGCCGCGTAACCGCGCCGCGCGCGTATCGATCGAATCGATTCCGCCGCCGGTGGGCGGCTTGAATACGCTGAATTCGATCGCGGACATGCCCCCGACCGATGCGCTGATCCTCGACAACTATTTCCCCGGCCCCGGCGGCGTTCCCCTGCGCAACGGGTTCGAGGAATGGGCTTCCGGCATCACGGGTAATGTCGAGACCGTGGCCGTGTACGACAGTGGCGTGACGCAACGGATGTTCGCGATTGCCGGGGGCGCGCTCTATGACGTCACCGCGCGCGCGGCGGTCGGCGCACCTGTGCTCACTGGACTGTCGAACTCGCGCTGGCAGTGGGCCAACTTCGGGAACGCAGGCGGTCAGTACCTGTGGATGTGCAATGGCGTCGACTATCCGCTGATCTATGATGGAACGACATGGCACACCGTGCGCACTGCTTCCGCGCAGGCGATCAGTTCGATTACCGCATCCGGCACGCTGGCCACCCTGACAACCGTCACGCCGCATGGCCTCGTCGACGGCGACCAGATCACCGTCAGTGGAGCGGTTCCGGCTTCGTACAACGGTACGTTCACCATTACCGCGACGGGCGACAACACGCTCACGTACGAAACGGCGAACCCGCCGCCCGGCTCCGCGACGACGGTCGGCACCTACGCGGTGCTGTGGAGTATCACTGGCGTCGATCCGCGCACGTTCGTCAACGTCACGGCTTTCCAGAATCGTCTGTGGTTTGCGACGGTCGAGAGCTTCACGCCGTACTATCTCGGCCTCGATGCCGTGTCAGGCGTAGCCAGCGGTTTTAACGTTGCCCCGGAAATGGAACTGGGCGGCTACCTGATGGGGATGGCGACATGGACGCTTGACAACTCGGCGGGGCTGAACGAGTACCTTTGTTTCGTATCGTCGAACGGGGAAGTGGTGGTGTACGTCGGCTACGATCCCACGCTGAGCAGTGCATGGTCCCTGTCCGCGAAATTCCGCATCGGCCGGCCGCTCGGACGGCGCTTCTATGAAAAGGTCGGCTCGGATCTCGTATTCGCGACGAGCGACGGCCTCACGCCTCTGAGCAAGGCGCTCCTGACCGACCGCTCGCAACTTCAGTCCGAAGACACCTACAAGATCGGTCCCTCCGTGAACTCGGACGCACAGACCTACGGACAGAATTTCGGGTGGCAGCCGATCCTGTTTCCGTCCGGCAACAAGCTCATCATCAACGTGCCCACGGCCGAAGACCAGAGCGCGCGCCAGTACGTGATGAATACGCTGACGAATGCATGGTGTCGATTCACCGGCTGGAATGCGAACACGTTCGCCCTTTTCAACGACGAGCTGTTCTTCGGGGGCGCGGGCATGGTGGCGCGCGCGGACGTGAACGCTGACGATAACGGTACGGTCATCAACGGCGATTTTCAGCCGGCGTTCAGCTATTTCAGTCTGCGCGGCCGCAAAAAAGCCTTCAAGATGGTGCGACCGATTATCCTCGCCAATTCGCAGATTGCGCTCACGCTCGACCTCTCGGTCGATTTCCTGACGTCGCTTCCGTCGTCGTCGCCCGGATTGAGCGTTTCTGACTCTGCGCCGTGGGACGCGACGAAATGGGACACAATGCCATGGGGCGACGCGCAGTCGATCATCAAGGACTGGGTCAGCGTCAACGGCCAGGGCTTTGCGGGCACGGTGCGCATTCGCAGCGCGACGCGCGGTATTTCGTTCTCGATTCAGGCGATCGACTGGATGTACGAGCCAGCCGCAATTGGCTTTCTCGGCTGATTCTGCTTATCATCCTGGCTATCTCTTTCATGCGGGCCGCTTCAGGGCGCCAGCAAAAGGCAACCACCGACAGGTGAGACGCCTTTTGCGCCTGTCGATCATCACCTGGTCGAGGGCGCATGACATTCCCACAGGACAGTTATCCGTGGCCCGCGGCGGCGACCCGGCAGGGACGTCGCACGTTCGTCTACGGCCGCGACGGCGAAATCTGCCGGTGGGTGGCCGCGCGCATCCCCAGCGTCACGTCCATGCGCGGGGAGGAAATCGGCATCGCGCAGGACGGCGAACTCGTTGTCGGCGTC